GGATGTCCTTGGGCAGGCACCCGCCGCCGCAGCCGCACCTGCCACCGATTCCGCACAGCGCGGGGGTGAGGAACAGAGCGGCGTCAAGAAGAAGCGACGCGGCAAGAGTACCCTCATGGCACAGCCACAGACGCAGAGCATCGGCGGCGGCACAACGGGGCTGAACCTTTGAGTGCGGCAGACAGCGGGCAGCGTACCACAGCCCGACAGCTTTATGCCAAGCTCGAATCCGCGCGAAAGCCCTACACCGACCGCGCTGAGAAATGCGCCGAACTCACCATCCCGATGGCATTTCCGAAGGACAGCGACACCAGCAGTACCAAGTATGCCACACCGTATCAGAGCATCGGCGCACGCGGCGTCAACAACCTCACCAGCAAACTCATGCTCGCCCTCTTCCCACCGAACGCCCCCTTCTTTCGTTTGTCTTTGGGGGACGAAGTACGCGCGGCGATGGGCGACGACCCCAATGCGACACAGGAATGGGAGGCAGCCCTCAGTAAGATCGAGCGGCAAATCTTGAGCTACATGGAGACCCACCAGATGCGCGTCACCATGAACGAAGCCATGACCCAGCTCATTCTTGCGGGCAACGTCCTCTTATTCCTACCACCGAAGGAAGGAGGGATGAAACTTTATCGCCTGAACCAGTATGTCTTATCCCGCGACGGCATCGGCAACACCATTGAGATTGTCACCAAGGAGAGCATCGCCTACGGAGCACTCCCGCCCGAGGCACAGAGCTGCATCGAGGGCGACAGCATCGAGCCCCACAAAGAGTATGATGTCTACACCCACACATACCTTGAGGGCGAAGTCTACCAGTCCTATCAGGAGATCGAGGGGAGCATCATCGCGGGCAGCGAGCAGAGCTATCCGAAAGACGCAAGCCCTTGGATTCCCCTGCGCCTCCGTAAAATGGATGGTGAAGCCTACGGTCGCAGCTTTGTCGATGAGTACATCGGCGATTTGAAATCCCTTGAGGCACTCAGCAAAGCCGTCGCAGAGGTCGCAGCCATCGCGAGCAACATCATCTTCATCGTAAACCCCAACGCTATGACACGCCCGAGCGAACTGCAAAAGGCGCAGCCGGGCGACTTTGTGCGCGGACGCTTGGAGGACATACAACCCCTTCAGATCAACAAGACAAACGACCTACAGATCACCACCACCGCCATCCAAAACATCGAGGCACGCCTCTCGTATGCCTTCCTTCTGAACTCAGCCGTACAGCGCAACGCCGAGCGCGTCACCGCCGAGGAAATCCGCTACGTCGCGCGTGAGCTTGAAGACACCGTCGGGAATATCTACAGCATCCTCGCGCAGGAACTTCAGCTGCCCCTCGTGCGCCGCTTCATGAACCAGATGGAGGGCATGGGTGCCATCCCGTCACTTCCGCAGGGCGCGCAGGGCGTAGAGTCCACCATCACCACAGGCATAGAGGCACTGGGCAGAGGACATGACCTTGCCAGACTTGACACCTTCATCCGCTACGCACAGGTATTCCCCGAGGCATTCCAGACCGCCGTCAAGCAGACAGAGATACTGTCCCAGATTGCAACCGCACTCGGCATTGACGCCGCATCCGTCGTCAAGAGTCCGCAGGAGATTGAGGAGGAACAGATGCAGATGGCACAGATGCAGATGGCACAGCAGATCGCCCCGCAGATGATGCAGGGCACACAGTAAGAAAGGAGACACTATGGCAGACACACAGCCACAGCAGACCAACCAGAACCCGCAGAGCGGACAGCCGCCCGCACCCGACATGACAAACGCCACCGTCACCACGACGGACACAGGCGTCATCGTCGACACCACGAAACCCGAGGTGCCGCTCACCCCTGAGCCGCAGACACCTCCTGCGGGGGAGGACAGTCCGCAGACACCGCCCGAGGGGGACAGCACACAGCAGCTCCAGACCGACTTTCAGCAACAGCAGGTACGCGAAGGAGAGATCAAAGACACCCTCACCAAGAGTGGCATTGACTTCGACGCACTCGCTGCCGAGTACGACAAAGACGGCGCACTCAGCGCGGAGAGCCTTGCGGCTCTTGAGAAAGCGGGCTATCCGAAAGCCGTCGTCGATGCCTACCTCGCAGGACTTGACGCACTCGCCGACCGCTACGTGCAGGAGGTCAAGAACCTCGCGGGCGGGGAGGAGAACTACGCACGGCTTATCCAGTTCATCGGTAGCCAGCCGCAGAACGTCATCGACGGATTCAACGCTGCCATCCAGACAGGCAACATCGCCCAGATACAGCTTGCCCTTGCAGGTGTTCAGGCACAGATGACCGCCGCCTATGGCACAGCGAACCCGAGTGTCATGGCAGGAGCACAGGGCGCAGGAACGCCCACAGGCTACCAGACCACCGCCGAGATGACAAAAGACATGTCAGACCCCCGTTACCAGACCGATCCTGCCTTCACGCAGGAAGTCTACCGCAAGATTCAGTACAGCAGCCTCTTTTAAGAGGGCTATTTTTTTTTGTCTATTTTTAAGGAGAAAACCACATGGCAAATGTAAAGATCGCAAACCCTATGGCTATCAAGGGCGTCGCCACGACCGACGCCGACAAGCTCGCGCTCGCTCTCAAAACCTTTGCGGGCGAGACACTCACCGCATTTCAGCAGTCCTCCGTCACCAACGGACACGTCCTCGAACGCTCCATCGCCAATGGCAAGAGCGCACAGTTCCCCGTCTTCGGGCGTACTAAGGCGCACTACCTCAAGGCGGGTGAGAGCCTCGACGACAAGCGCGAGAACATCCAGCAGTCCGAGCGCGTCATCCACCTCGATGGGCTTTTGACTGCCGACTGTCTGATTTTCGACCTCGACGAATTCATCGCACACTACGACTTCCGCTCCCCGTACGCGGCAGAGCTGGGTAACGCCCTCGCCCTCAGCTACGACGCCTCCGTCCTCGCCGAGTGTGCCAAGGAAGCCCTCAACCCCAATGAGAACGTCGCTGGCAACGGCAAGGGCGGCGTCATCGAGCGCACCATCGCAGGAGGCGCGGGCATCAACCGCGACACGGGCAACGCCATCTACGACATCCTCCTTGAGGCAAAGGCAAAGATGGCGAACAACTCCGTCCCCGCAGGAGACCGCTACGCCTACCTCACGCCTGAGTTCCACTCTGCGCTTGCATCCGCACTCGAATACCTCAACCGTGACTACGGCGCGGGCGGCTCCATCACCGAGGGCAACGTCATCCGCCTCGCAGGCTTTGATGTCATCGAGTGCCCGCACATCACGCGCGGCGGCGACGACAACGCCAATGTCATCCAGGGTGACGGGCACGTCTTCCCCGCAGCCTATGCGGACAAGAGCCCCATCATCATCTGCCACAAGACCGCAGCGGGCGTCCTCAAGCTCCGTGACCTCTCCATGGAACAGGCACGCCGCCCTGAGTATCAGGCAGACCAGCTCATCGCCAAGATGGCAGTCGGTATGGGCGGGCTTCGCCCCGAAAGCGCCTTCCTCGGCATCGTCAAGAAGAAGTAAGACACAATCCTTCATTCGGCAAGAGGGGAGGGGGAGCATTCCCCTTCCTTTTTGTCTTTTTCATTTTGTAAAGGAGAACTATGCTTGTTACACAGACAGAATTGGATGCAGTCAACCATATCCTCTCTGCCATTGGCAGTGCCCCCGTAACCACATTAGAGGAGGACATGGACATTGATGTCGTCAACGCAAGGCGCATCCTCTCGAACGTCAGCCGTGACATCCAGCGCAAAGGGTGGGACTTCAACAAAGTCACCCGCACCCTCAGCCCCCGCATGGACAACCATCGCATCCCTTGGGACAGAACCATCATTTCCTTACACAGCACCGACGGCAGCACCTACGTCAAGCGCGGGGAATGGCTCTATGACATGACACGCGGCAGCTACGAATTTGACAAACCCATCACCGTAGAGATCGTTGAGGGGATTGACTACGACGACCTTCCTGACGCTTTCAAGACCTACGTCACCGCAAAGGCAGCCGTGGACTTTCATGCCCGCTACTTTGGCGATGCTTCCATCTCCGAGGACTTGCAGATGGGGCTTACACTCGCCTATCAGGACATCGTGCAGTATGACATGGAGATGGGCAGCCTCAACATGCTTCAGGTCGCCGCCGTCCCACCCGTATTGGAGAGAAGCTAATGCTCATATCCCAAAACATCAAGAACCTCGTTTCGGGCATCAGTCAGCAAGCCCCTATTCTCAGGCTGCCAGAACAGCTTGCGGCGCAGGAGAACGGATTGTCCACCGAAGCGAACGGACTTGTCAAGCGACCCCCAACCGTATTTGTCCGCTCCCTCATGCCCGCCCTCATCGAAAGCGATGCACCGCTGCTCCACTTTGTTGACCGCGACGAGGGGACAAAATACTTCATCTACTTCTATCGGGATGAGATTGTCGTTGTTGACACCAACGGGGAGACATACCCTGTCAGCTACCGTGAGGACAAAGGCTATATCAAGACCGACACACCGCAGGACACACTGCGTGTCATCACTGTTGCCGACCATACCTTCATCACCAACAGAAGCATCCCTGTCCGCATGCGCGGCGATAAAACCCCGAATGCCTTTTTGACACAGGGGGCACTCGTCAATATCAAACAGGGACAGTATGGGCGCACCTACACCATTACCGTAGATGGCAGAGAAGTTGCCCGTCATGAGACTCCCGACGGCTCAGATAAAAGCCACACAAAGCAGATCGACGTAGACTTCATCGCAGGAAAACTTGCCGAGCAAATCCGCGCCAAAGGCTATACCGTCGACGTTGGGAGCTCGTGGCTGCGCATACGTGGTGTCAGTAGTATTGCCACCACCGACGGCTTCAACAATCAGGCAATGTTTGGATTCATCCGCAAAGCCCAGAAATTCAGTCTTCTGCCTGTCACAGCCCCCGACGGCTACACCCTCGGTATTGCGGGTGACCCGAACAGCTCAGGAGCAGGGAGCTATTACGTCTCCTACAACGCAGAAGACAAAATCTGGAAAGAGTGCGCCAAACCTGACATCCTCCTTGGCTTTGACCCTGCCACCATGCCCCATGAACTTGTGCGTCAGAGCGATGGCAGCTTTGTCTTTCAGCGATGCGTGTGGGAAGACCGTAAGGCAGGAGATGAGGACAGCAATCCACTCCCTTCCTTTGTTGGTTACCCCATCAGCGACATCGCCTTTCATCGGAATCGTCTTGTCTTTTTGTCTGGGGAGAACGTCATCTGCTCTGAGAGCGCAGAATACTTCAACTTCTGGATGACGACCGCCAATGACATTCTCGACACTGACCCCATCGATGTCTCTACCACGACCGAGCGCGTCAACCTCCTCAGCTATGCCATCCCCTTTGGTGGGGAACTGTATTGTTTCTCGGATAAGAGCCAGTTCGTCTTGCGGGCAGACACCGTCCTCAGCCCTAAGAACACCGCGCTTGTAGAGGTGACAGGCTTCACGAGCAACACCAGCTGCCGCCCCGTGCGGGCAGGACGCAACCTCTACTTCGCTGCCGACCGCAGTGAATACACCAGCATCAAAGAATACTACAGCGTCCAGCAGGTCAGTGAGGAGAAAAACGCACAAGACATCACCAGCCACGTCCCTGACTACATCCCGAACGGCGTCTATCAGATCACCGCGACCAACAACGAGAACATCCTGCTCATCCTCACAAAGGGAGACCAGAGAGCCATCTACGTCTACAAATACCTCTTTATGAACGAGCAGCGTGTTCAAGCATCGTGGAGTCGATGGACATTCGGTGGGCGTGTCTTTGGTGCATTCTTTGCGGGCAGTACCTTGTATGTCTTTCTCAATCGTGGAGGGCGTCACTGCCTTGAGAAGATGAACTTCACCACATACAACACGGGAGACCTTAGTGGTGAACCATATCGCGTCTACCTCGACAGCAAAAAGACCGCGACAACAGCCACCTATGACGACGAGACAAAAAGCACCACCTTCAATATCAGCCGAGAATATAACATCCCCTCTACCGCAGACATTCCGAGCGTCGGCATCGTCTTTCCGAGCGGCAAGTATCAGGAAGCGAAAATCGAGAAAGGACGCGCCATTATCAGCGGAGAGTACACCACGGAGAACATCACCATTGGCTTTCCTTATCGGACGCACATACGCCTTAGCCCCATCTTCATCCGCAGTGAGAGGAATGAGCGCATAGAGACCAACCTTACAGGACGTTTGCAGCTCCGCTACATTCGCCTCAACTATGCTGATACAGGTGGCTTTTGTATCACCGTCCGTTACAAGAATGGCAGAAAATGTCGTTACCTCATGACGGCGCGTGACATTACCAACCTCAACAGTATTCTTGGTAAAGTCCCTCGCGACACAGGAGTCTTTAAGTTCCCCGTACAAGCGCAGAATACCGATGTCACCATTGACATTGACTCCGACATACCGCTTCCTCTCGCCCTCATTGGATTTCTGTGGGAGGGCAGCTACGTCGCCCGCTCGAAAGGAGTGTGATTTATGGGCATGGCATTTACGATGGCAAGTACCATCTTCGGCATCTACAGTCAGAACAAAGCCTTGGAGGCGCAGGGACACGCGAACCTTGCCACCGCACGCAGCATGGTAACATCCATGAACTACAGCTTGCAGAACCTTGAGCAGGAGCGCAGAGACATCTTTGAGGCAACCGTGCAGGAATTGGAGCGCACCCAACTTCAGGGGCGGCGGCTCACATCGTCCGTCAGTGCAGCCGTCAGCGAAGGCTTGCAGGGAGGAGGGCGCACCGCCAACCTCCTTGTACGCAGTGCAGAGGCAGACACACATCGCGCTATGGCAAGCGTCAAAGACAACTATCAGAAGAAGTCTAACGAAGTCGACCTTAACAAAGAGGCAACCCTCATGAACACGAAAGCGCAGATACGCTCCATTCGTGACGTACAGAAACCCTCACTGCTCGGCACCATCGCGCAGCTTGGTACAGCGTACCTTGGTGCCCGACAAGAACAAGAGAAAATCAACCTCATGCGCAAACAGGCGGGAGTAGGGCAGGATAAGCCCCCGATGGGTGCAGGAGGCGTACACTTCGCGTGGGACGCAGCAGACAAAATCTACAAAGCATCCTATCAGCCCTTCTCTTTTCAGTCTTTACTTGGCGACATCGATCACAAACAGACAAAATTCACCTTCAACGTACCCAACCCATTCAGCCAAGACAAACAGAGTATCAACTATTTCTAAAGGAGGACAGACATGCCAACACCCATCTCAGGTGCGATCGGCACACAGCGTCAATTCACACCTCAGCCAGACGCGGGCTATGTCGGACGCTACGCAGGGGTAAGCCCCGTAAACATCAGCGCAAGCACCAATCGCAACGATCAGCTCGCTCAGAACCTCTCTCAGCTCACCGCAGCCCTCAGCAGCTACCGCGTGTCTCATGAGGGCTATCTGAACGACACAGGCAGCATCGACGCAGAACGCATGGTGCGTGGCGAGAGTGAGGAGAGCATACGGAAACTCAACGCCATCGACGCCGCACAGCAGGAAGGCTTCGCCGACGCTCTCAGCAACCCTTACTTCAAGGCACACGCCGAGCGGCTGCGCGGCGGCTTTTTGTCTACCGTCATGAAAAACGCATACGACGAAAAGTACGCCATGACCCCCGCCCGCACCGCACAGGAAGAAGCCAACCGCTACAACCAATTCGCGCGGGACTGGCAAAAGACCAATCTCAGCGGGGATGCAGCACCCGTCAACATGACCGCCTTCGCCTCTGGTTTCAATGAGAACCAGCTCGTCAACATGGGGAATCTCATGGCGACATGGGAAAAGAAGAACTATGAGAACGAAGTTAAGACCGTCCTCTCCGCAGCAGAGAGCAAACTTGAGGACATCATTCTCAATGCCCCCGATCTCCTCAAAACCAACGGCGTCGCCACAGACAAGGCACAGGAAGCCGTCAATGACGTGCGCCTTATGGGCTTACCGCTGGAATTTAAGCGGAAACTCGTCCTTGACTTTGCCGAGAAATTCATCAAGCTTGGCTACATCGACGGCACTCGTTTGTCTCAGATGATGGATCGCATCACCATCCAGACCTCCTTTGACGGCACCGAGATGAAAGCCTCCGACCTTCTCCCCATGGCGACCCTCAAAGGAATGGCAGACGACTATCATGCCCAATTCCACACACAGGAACGCTACGACTGGGAACAAAACCACATCAAGAACGGCACACTCACCGAAGCTCGTGCGGAAGCCATGTCAATGGAGTATACCAACCCTGCCGAAGCACGCTACCGCAACAGCCGCCTCCCTGCCATCGAAAGTGGCATCGAGCAGAAGAAACGCGAAGAAGAACGTGCCCTGCGTGCTCGCCAGAAAGCCGCAGGACGTGGTGGCAAACGTAGTGGGGGGACAGTCACCGACACACAAGCTGTATCTGACATTGTCAGCGCATGGATGCGAAGGGATATTATGGTCTATGGACGCAACATCAGCTCTTACAGCATAGACAAAGATGCTCTCGCCTCCGTCACGACACCACTATTACAACGCTTTATCGCACAGGGAGACTTTGCACAGACGATGCGTCTTATGGATATGCCACAGATGAGTTCCATGCGGAGTACGATCAGCAGCGATCTTGCAAATACCCTCAGCACCATCCTTCCATCGGATGACGGCGGCGTCAATATCGGCAGTAACGAATCCGTCCGCGCTCTCGTAGGGATGATTATAGAGAATCCGAACGCCATCGCAAACACCTTCGGTGGAGACCTCGCCCGCGAGGCATATACGCTCAAAACCCTCAGTATTGCCTACGGAGGAGGGGACACAGGCTATGACGAGGCACTGCGTCTCTATGCCCTCAGTAACCAGACCAAGCGGCAGAGTCCTGACGTTCATAGTGCCAATGCAAACACCGCTGAGCGTAATATGTGGGGGTTTACTATCGACAATGTCCCACACGCAAGAGGAGGAAAAGACTGGGCAGACTTTGGACAGGATTGCAACGCATTCGTCGCCGATGACATACGTCGCCTCTGGACTACTTTCTTGGATGCAGGGATGAGCCCATGGCAAGCACAGACAAGTGTAAACGACTGCGTGCGTGACAACTATGAGACCTACCATTTTGGTGTCTTCCCGCGTAGTGTCTACGCGAATTTGGGGACAGGCGATGATCGGGGCTTCTTCCGTCAGGCGATGGATTCCTTCATCTACAGTACCTGCGAAGGGGGGAGCACGCGCGACTATGAAGAAACCACGATTGGTTATAACCCCATCACACGCATCTTCACCTTCTCCTGTGACAGCATGGGTAGAACGCGTCAGGTTACATTGAAGCAACTTTGCACAGCAGCACAGGAGCTTGCAGATGGAAATTCTGCTGATACATCCATATCCGCATCTACATGGAGTGTTGACGATATAAACGATCAACGGTTTGCACCAAACACCGAGCCTGACTATTCAGATTCGGGTGTTCTTTATGGAATCGGCTACGGAACAGACTAACAGAAAGGAGCACTATGGCAAACGAACAGAACGCCCGCATCATCTGGGATTACCTGAAATACAACCTTGGATTGGATGATCTCAGAGCAGCCGCCATCATGGGCAACATCTCACAGGAGAGCGGCTTTGAGACTAATACAGAGTCCTTCGACGGGGAGGGGAGCTTTGGCTTCGCTCAGTGGACATACGGCAGACGCACCGCCCTCGAAGCCCTTGGCGGCAACCCTGCGAACCTTGACACACAGCTTCAGCACTTCACCAACGAAATCAGTGAGGGAGGAGCACGTCGCTACGCATTTGTCAATCTCATGAACAACGACGGCGATCTTGCCGCCCTGACAAACGGGTGGTGCGATGACTTTGAAGCTCCCAGTGAAGAATACGCTAATCGCCAACATCGAATTGACGAGGCACAGCGTTATCTCAATATGTTCGGTGATGGGGGCAGCGCAGCATACACAGGTTCGTTTGGGGATATGTTTTCCCCGCTCGCCGCACAGGTCTCAAATGGTGTCCTCTACGGCGACCCTACACCTGACTATGACGACGGCTATGATGATGCCATCGAGGACATCGGGACACTCCGCGCCGCCGCCGAGAACTTCTGGGACTCCATTACTGAGAGTGGCATCGCCAAGGCTCTTGAATATACATGGGGAGGCATCGCACACAGCGGGCAATGGTGGTTTGAAGCAAAAACCCCTATCACGCAGGAAGACATCGACTTTGTGCAGAAGGCACTACCGAATGACAAAGACGCCCAGCAGTTCATCCTTCTCAACGGTCGTGATCGTCAGGAAGTACAGTGGCTTGTCAACCAGAAACTTGTTGAGAAAAATCGCAAAGCGATGATCGAGAAGTGGAAAGAGAACAATGATTCCATTATCGAAAAATTTGTTGTTGGTGGTGCGGGTGCAGCGGGGTATTTTGTTGACCCTCTGAACCTCATCCCTATGGGGAGTGCTGTCAAAGGCAGCATGATGCTCGGGCGGTTGGGCAGTGCCCTCATGAACCCCGCCAAGGCAAAGAGCATCGCCGCACTCACCGCAAAGAGTAGCTACGAAGTCGCCAAGATGAATGCACCACTTGTCGGCAGTACTCTCACCAATGACTACCTCAAGGAAACCTTCGGAGGGGAGAAGCCCAACTATGCGTTCGATGCCGCAGCCGCTGCTCTTGCAGGGACAGTTCTTTCTGTAGCAGGGTATGGCATCGGCAAGGCATTCTCAAAATACAACATGCGCAACACCCTCAGTGATGAGGTCGCCTTGGTTGCTGACCGCGCCGAGACAAACGCTTACCGCGAGGCAGCGGGGGAGACCGCCGAGAAGATACGCAATGAGACCATCGGACAGATGAGAGAACTGCATGATGCCTCTTTTGGGCAGAGACTCAAGTCCTCTGTCTATGAGGGCTTTGAGAAAAACGGGCGTGTCATCGCCACCTCCTACGAAAAAGCGCGTGTCGCAGTTTCCCGCATCACAGGCAGAGAGCTTCCGAAGGATGCCAAAGCCTTTTATGTCCCGAACGAAGACTACGCTGTCCTCATCACGGACAACATCAAAGATGCAGCACAGGTAGAGACCCTGCTTGCCCATGAGTTTGCCGTCCATGCAGGACTGTTTCAAACCATCGGTAAGAAGGAATACGCATCCCTCATGAATCAGGTCAAACAGGCGATGAACAAGGACGGACACATCTTCAACGAGATACGTCGCAAATATGACACCCAAGACCCCGAGGAAGTCTTTGCTCATGCAGTCGAGGATGGCGTACTTCCTGATGGACTCACATCCAAACTCAAAGGAACTCTTAACAGAGCACTCGGACGACAGGGCTACCATGCTAAATTCACCCAAGAGGATATCAAGGACATCCTGCACAAGCAGTCCGTCGAACAGCGACGTGCAGAGGATGGCTTTTATCGCAACCCTGACGATTCAACCGCCTTTGCGGGCGTGCGCTACTCACGCGACAACCTCCTCAATCCGAACCTCTGGGCAGACCTCTATGACCTCGAACCTTCCATCACCAAAGACACACAGAAGGACTTACCCTCCTTACTGCGCTGGATTGGGAGGAAATTTGAGAGTGGTACTGCGGGTGCAACACCCTTCGGACTGATGATTAACTCAAAGTCCAATACAGCGCGTGCTTATGCTCCACGCATTTTTGCAGACGAGCGTGGGCGCGGCATCGGCAATGTCAAGACCGCGACAGCCGAGGAGCAGAAAGAGTGGATTGTCCGCAGACTCTCCGTTCACATCGGGGAGTACGCAGACGCACGCTGGGAGTGGATGTGTGCAAACAAGAAACTCCCCTTCCGCAGTGCACAGCTTACCTTTGACAAAATGGTACAGATGCACTACAACGCGAAATATGCAGGAAACAAGGCTTGTGTCTTAGCCGACGTGCCCGCCGAAGTCGAACGTGCTGCCGAAGCCGTCCGTCGCTACCGTGAGGAGCAAATTGAGATTGGAAAAAACAGTGCAGCTTACTTTGGTTCGTCCTCTGAAAACCTCATTGACAAAGACTGGTATGACGTAGACTTCGAGCTATGGCGCAGTGTTGACACAGATGCACGCGCACGCTTCTTTGGTTACTTCAACAGCAAAAATGCTGCGATGAAGAACCTCGAAGAATACTATCGTACCTTTGCCAAGCGTGATGTCATCCGTGCCAAAATCGAGCGGGACATCAAAATGAAGAATGCCCGCATTGACGCAAAGAACACCGAGCGTGCAGCACGCGGACTGGAACCCCTCGAAACCCTCGAAAAAGTGGATGAGAACATCACCGACGACATGGTGGAGAAGTGGCTCGAAGCCCGCATCCCCACTGCTGTGCAGCACGCTCTTGCCGCCGACCTTGACCCGCTTGCCGCAGGGAACATCAAGGAGCTTGGGAATCTCAGCTTCTTACAGACCCGCATCCCAATGGACACATCAGGCGTCATGACCTTCAACAAGGGCACCCCGAACGAATTCACGTTCTCCTTTGACAACAACCTGCGGAGCTACGACCTCGACAGTCTCATGCAGAAGAACATGCAGCGATTCGCGGGTGAAGTCGCTGCCAAAAACGTGTTCGGCACAGAGAAGAACCTCACTGACTTCCTTGCGGCTGTCAAGAGTGAGCTGGAAGCGAGCATCGCACATGGAGACAGTAATGCGAGCGTTATGAAAGAATATACCCGCATGAAGGAGGCGATCGCAGAACTGCGCGGGCAGCGTCCTCGTGAAGACACCCTATCGCAGATGGGTGTCCTTGCACGTCTCATGCAGAACGTCTCCTACGTCAAGAATGGTGCGAACATGGTCTTTAGTCAGCTCAGTGAAATCGGAGGAACGATTGCCTATGGAGGAGCTGCCCGTATCTTTGGTGCCATCCCCATGCTGCGTGACCTCGTGATGAACATACGGCATGGCAAAGTCTCAGCCGAAGCGTACCGAAGTGCAGAACGCTATATGTTCGGACGTGCAATGGAAGCAGAAATTTGGGGCGTCAACTACGCAGACCGCGTGGCGCGTGATGCCCTCACAGAGAAAGGCAGTACCCTCAACAAAGGGTTGATCTTTGCTTCTGACGTTGTGCAGCAGCTCGGTAAAGTCACCTCCACCCTCAACATGCTCCCCAAGATGACCGACTCCATGTACCGTGATATGCGTGCTCATTACATCGTGGATGCAATCGACTGGGCAGTGGGGAAGGAATTCAGCAAATGGCGCAACCCCTTCTCCGAGGCAAAGATGAAAGCCTCCCACGTCACCGAGGAAATGGCGCAGCGCATCAAAGACAATTTGAACGCCGCCGTGCGAAAAGACGGCAAAGGCAATATTGTGTCTATTGACATGGAAGGATGGATGAAGAGCGACCCCGAAAGCTACTTCAAATTCTACAGCATGGGAGAGACACAGGCGCAGCGTGCCATTGTCTCAGGAATGCGACAGGGGAACAAGAACTTCCTCAAGAACGCCAACTGGTTCACACGCATGCTCTTTCAGTTCAAAGACTACAACCTCAGAGCCCTCAATGCCCAGACCATGCGAGCCCTCACCGCACGCGAACTGGACGATATGATCGCCTTTGGTATGTCTATGGCAACCAACATCGGTGCCTATGCGCTGCGCATCGGCGCAAAGGCGGCGGGGATGTATGCTCTTGGGGATGTCACAGGAGCGAACGATTACATGGAGCGTATGTTTGACGAAGGACAGCTTCTTCGCATCGCCGCCACACGCAGCGCATTCCAAGCCCCGCTATCATTCGGGAACGATGCCTATGAAATGCTCTATGGTGCACCCACCATCCGCACCACCGTTGATCGTCAACAGCGGCGTGGGAAGAATCAGAGCTTTGAGGATAACATTGCGGATGCAATCAAACAGCTCCCTGCCATTCAGACAGGCGTCTCTCTCAAAGGACTTACCGCACTTCCAGACATCCTCACAGGGGATGCTTCGCAGAAAGATCTCAAAGCATTCTACAAAGCCCTCCCCATTCCAAACTTCATCCCCTTCATGACATACATCGACCACGTCATCGGAGGGAGCGGCTTACCCAAGAAATAAAGGAGAACCTATGGAACACAAAGTCAGCGTTAAATACGCGGGCGGGCAGAAGGAATACACCATTCCTTTTGAATACCTCGCCAAGAAATTCATCCACGTTACCATCGACGATGTGGAACTCACCTACAACGTCGATTACCGCGTAGAGGGTACACAAGTCGTTCTTCTGCGCACCACAGTTCCCACACAGACCATCGAGATTTACCGCAAGACTGCCACCAGCCGACTCATCGAATTCAACGATGGCAGCGTACTGAGTGGCGACGACCTTACCACATTTCAGCAGCAGATTCTTCATGTCGTTGAGGAGCAGGGGCTCTATGGTGCAGGAGGAGGCTCTGTCGGCGAAGGAGAAAGCTCTTATGGCTCCCTCTGGTTTGACAGCGTCAAAGAAATGCAAGCCTACCCGAACCTCTCTGTGGGACACATTGTTCACACGCGGAACTACGATGCCAGCAGAGCGGGCGGCGGTGCACAGTACCGCGTCGTCAAGGACAACAAAGACAAATACGGAAACGCTCTCCCGTGGGCGCTCACCCTTGCCAACGGTCTCTACGCCATGTTGGATGAGCACCGTGAAGTCAACTACCGTATGTTTGGCGCAGTCCTTGACGGCATCAGCAACGATGAACCTGCCATGCGGAACTGTCACCGCTATGCAGACAGTCATTTTGTCTACGATGACAAGGGGCTTACCAAGATTTACACCTGCAAAGTCGCACAGCATGATGGCATCATCTACAAGAAAGGTACGGATGCCATCGTATGCAGCAGCGACGTAGACCTCTCGGGTGCAACCCTCCTTGTCGATGATAGCAACGCCACATGGTATGGCATCTACGTCTGGGGAGACAACAACTCTCTCTATTACGATCTTGAGCTTTCCGATGAAGTCAAGCAAGACCTCAAAGCGGATGCATTCTTCCTCCCGCATGCAGGGACAGACCACTTCCATCAGAATACCGTCATCAAACTTGAGGAAGACCCCTACTGCGCCCGTGACGATTCAGGCTACCTCTACACTGTCGCACGCCGCGAACTTCTCGTTCATGCGATGGATGGCATCTGCGCCAGCCCCCTCACCGATGATTGGCAGCACGCAGGAGGCGAGGAGATCAACTGTCAGATCTCTGACCTCGGCTCTGGCACTGTCAAGAATGCACAGAGCTTTACGCACTTCAAGGCATCCTTCACCTACCTGCCCGCCGTCCGTGGGACATTCATCGGATGTGACGTGCGCCTTGCCGTCTCGGCGGGTAAATACTGCTCCGTCATGTGGTGCAAGAGACACAACGCTGACATTCGCGACTTCACCTTCCGACCACGGCAGGGAGAGCTTCACAACCGTAAGTTCAAAAATGCCATGATCTACCTCTGGGACAGCTACAACGTCACCGTCAAGAACCTCCAAGGTTTCAACGCATCGGGCAAGAAGAACGGAAGCACCAATGGCACCTCGGGCTACATGCTCCGTATCACCAACTGTTCCGACGTGCGTGTGGAGAACTGCATGATGCAGGGGTATTGGGGCGCGACTGCGATGGACAGCGTGAAGAACATCTACTTCAAGAACTGTCATCTCAATCGCCTCGACATCCACGACTACTTCAGCAACCTCTACGCAGAAGAATGTGTCTTCTACAACCACGCCATCCAGATTGGCTACGGGCGGGGCGTTGCCTCCTTCACCAACTGCATCTTCCACTTCAACGACATCCCACAGGATTCCTACGGTTCAGCCCACATGGTAGAGTTTAACCTCACCTATGGGCGCATCTTTGAGGGACTTGTCAACGTGGACGGATGTCGCGCCGTCGTCCACAACCCCGCCGACGATGAATTCAACATCTTCAAGATGGAATTCTCTCCCGACGCTACCACCATCACCAAGCACTTTCAGTTCCCTGAGATCATCTGCCGCAACTGCCTCATCGAGTCCAACAACCCGAATAGCCACTTCGCAGGATTCAAGATCACAGGAACGCGCCGTGCCACCACCAGTACACAGAAACCCACGCATGTCTATGGTGTCTGTAACGATGGCAGTGCCACATGGAGGTACATTGGGCGCGGCGTTCAGTGGGGAGGGGAGCGCACACAGATTAAGAAGAACGAGGTCGTCCGTGTCTTTGATTCCTTCCTCGACACCGAGAAAAAGACCCAGTTCTACAACGTGCGTTACTACATATGCACCAAGGCAGGAGCACTCTCCTTTGGTACAAAGCCCACGCGCACAGACACAAGTGAATTCCAATGTGGAACAGCCACACTGAAATATGCCCCCGACATCCTTTGGAAGGCTAAGTATGGCTACCGCACGGGAGACATCTGCGCCGTCAGTCAATCCAACTGGTTTGAACTGTATATGTACGAGTGCACCAAGGGGGGGACGAGCAGTGGCTACTTCCCGACTCATACAAGCGGCACCGAACTGGACGGGAAAAATGACAGCGTGAACGAACCTGATAGCTGCTGGTGGACATACATCGGCAAGACAAAAGACCTCTATGGCACATGGACAGCGGGCATGAGCGTGTCAGCGGGGCAGAAGTTCATCGCCGAAGGCAGAATGTATGAAGTCCTCAGTGAAGGGAAATTACCAGAGCACCCGCCTTACGACACAGCTTGGTTCGGGCAGCACCGCTGGGGAACAGCTACCCTCAAATTCATCGGGCAAGTCTGGACACCGCACGCATGGTACGCCAAAGATTCCTATTGCGAAGCACGCGGCAACATCTACCAGCTCGCCAAGCACGACGGCATCACCAGCGGCATCACCCCGACACGCGGCAACCCCTACTGCGTTGATGGCGACATCATCTGGGAGTATGTGTCTGGAAATGGGGGAGCGGACACATGGCGTGCACAGACCTCATATAGCGTCGGCGATACTGTTGTCTCACATGGGAACACCTATCGCTGTGCCTTTGACGGCGTCCTTGTCATGCCACAGAAGACCATCTTCGAGAACATTATCACCAACATGAAGGGGCATGTATTCTGGTTCTACCGAGGGACAAACATCCCGACACGGCAGGGAGCGCAGTCATGGGAGCTGATCGTACGGAACTGCAACGGTCTTAGCACTGCCCCCGAGGGGATGGATGACTACTTCGGCAGGAGCAGCAACCCAAAGCCTATAGTCGTCACCGCCACAGCAGGAGGGACAGCACCATCGGACAGCTATACCAAGGGCGAAGTCAATCATCTTTTGGATGGTAAAGCGAACGTCAACCACGGTCATCATCTCCCCAACCCCGAAACCGCTGATAACACGCGTTTTCTGCGGAATGACGGAACGTATCAGAAGGTCACACCCAACGCAATCGGCGCATATACGAAAGGAGAAACCGACGCGCTGATTGGAGGCAAAGCCCCACTTGCATCCCCTGCGCTTACGGGGAAACCGACCACACCCACAGCGACACAGGGGACGAATGACACGCAGATTGCAAACACCGCCTTTGTCGCACAGGCAGTCGCGACCCTCGTGAATTCCGCACCCGAGACGCTGGACACCTTGCAGGAACTCGCCAAGGCGCTGAACAATGACCCGAACTTTGCGACCACGATGTTGAATCTATTGGCGGGGAAGGTCAATAAGAATGGCGATACGATAACTGGTACACTGAGAGCGCAAAAATTCATTACAACAGATGGCTACCGTTGCTCAGGTGTTGATGGTCTATTTTTTGAGGCATATGGAGGAGGGTTTTTTATGAGTGATTCTGAATGGGTGCGTACTGCTGGCAGAAAAGGCATCTATACAGGTGGCAAAATGAAAGCCGATGGAGGGTTTGAAGGTACAGCAACCAACGCCGACAAACTCGGCAACATGACACTCGCGCAACTCCTCACCGAAGTTGACCGCCGCATCGCCGCAAAGCATCCATAATGTATTTTAGAAAGTAGGAACAATGAACAACCTTTACGAAACCATCACAACCCTCTGGACGTCCGTCGAACTGAAACTCGGCGCAGCAGCGGGCATCCTCTGGGGCATCCTCAGCTTCGCCATGGGGGGACTCGACGCCCCCCTCATCGCCCTCGCCTACCTCATGGCGCTTGACATCCTCACAGGACTTGCCGCCGCCTTCCGCACGGGAGTACTCGGCTCCAAACTCGGCGCACGGGGACTCTTCAAGAAAGCGGGCATCCTCCTTTGTGTCATCGTCGGCAACATGATCGACACAGCGTGCGGCATGGACACCTTCCGCAGCATGCTCATCGCCGCATTCTCCATCATCGAAGCACTCAGCATCACAGAGAACCTCGACCGCATGGGCTACGGGCACATCATCCCGAGCTTTTTGCGCAAGAGTCTCAAACAGCTCGCCAAAGAAAAAGACATCAGAAAGAAGGACAGACAGTGAAAAAAGGAATCGACGTATCAGAGAACAACGGCGCAGTGGATTGGGGCGCCGTCAAAGAGGCGGGATATGACTTCGCCATCGTCCGCGCCTCCTACGGACGCACCCACACCGACGACGACTTCAGGCGCAACGTAGAGGGAGCACACGCAGCAGGACTCATCTGCGGCGCATATCACTACGGCTACGGGCTGAATGTCGCCCAGGCACGCGAAGAGGCACAGAATTGCCGCCGCGTCATCGACGAAGCGGGCGTTCTCCTTGAGCTGCCCGTATTCTACGACATGGAGGACGCGGACGGCTACAAGGCACGCAGGGACTTCGCCTTTGACCCGCATGAGATGACCGAGATGTGTCGCGCCTTCCGTGAAACCATCGGACTTGACTGCGGCATCTACGCCAGTTACTCGTGGCTGTGCGACTACATTGATTGGCAGTCCCTCGACTGCGCCATCTGGAACGCCCAGTGGGGGAGCGAAGACGACCTCAAAGGCTATATGTGGCAGTACACCGACAGCGCACAGATTGGAGGAAAGAGTTTTGACGCCAACATCCTTTATGCGTAAGGGATGGCACATGATAAAGAAGGGCATCCGCGCGGATGCCTTTTTTATTTTTGCCGTTTCCCTCCTGTTTGTCCTCAGCCTCTACGGCTGCGCCCGGTTTATGCACCGCGATGCACCTGCGCCGCAGCGCGTCCCCGAGACATACACACTCACACCAACCGAAGCTGCGGACGAGAACATCCTGCAAAACGAGCTGAAGCTCAACAAGCCCAACGCAGAGCTTGCCGCAGCACAGATTCGTGATGCACAGACCGCCGTAAAACACCCCCAGACCGTCTATCACGAGGTTTACGAGTCAGGGGATAGTGTTACCCATACCGTACAGAAAAAGCTCGCCAAAAACGACCCTACGCTTCCTCCCGAAGCTCTCGCAAAGACAGACAAAACCGTCGTTGCAGAGCAGCCAGAGAACAAAGAAGTCCCCGTCGGCATTTACAAAATCAACACCTACCGCAACTGGGAACTCGGCATCGGAGCGGGCGTCCACGACGGCAAACCCTACATCCCCGTCAGTATTCAGCGTAACTACAGCAAAAACCACTCCGTCGCCCTAGAAATTCACTGCGACCTGAGAGCGGGCAAAGTAAATGGCGGCGAAGTCCAGTGGAAAGTCCATTTCTAAAGGAGGAAACAATGCTCAAAGAGTACACCCCCGACGGCGTCATTGACAAAGTGAAGATCGCCCTGCGCCGCCTGCGACTGCATGAACCTGATGAAGGCTACTACGTCGCCTTTTCGGGCGGCAAAGACTCCTGTGTCATCCTCGACCTGTGCAAGCGTGCGCTTGTTGAATACGATGTGCACTACAATATGACAACCGTAGACCCACCCGAGCTCACAAAATTTATCCGCAAGGAATACCCAGAAGCATGGAAGGGGCGTAACATCCCCGAAATCAACATGCACGACCTCATCATCAAAAAACGTATGCCCCCAACACGTCGCGTCCGCTACTGTTGTCAAGTGCTCAAAGAGCAAGGCGGTAAAGGACGGCTCGTTGTCACAGGCATCAGGCATGCCGAATCCCCCAAGCGAGCCAAACGACAGATGATGGAGACATGCTACCGACAGCGTACCAAACGCTACATCCACCCCATCATTGATTGGACAGACGAAGACGTATGGGAATACATCAAGACCTACAACATCCCATACTGCTCCTTGTATGATGAAGGCTTCAAAAGGCTCGGCTGCGTCATGTGCCCTTATCAAGGCTTGAAAGGAATGAGGCGCGACGCCGCACGCTGGCCTCAATTTCGTTCATATTACATCGACGCCTTCCAAAAAATGGTCGACAAACGCCGTGCGGATGGCTACCCGACCGACTGGAAAACAGGAGAAGAAGTCATGTGCTGGTGGATGGGGGAAGACCACCGTCCGAAAGCAGAAGACCCCCAAATCTCACTGTTTGGCTTGCGCATGGATGAAAGCAACGTATGAAAGGAGACAACCAACATGGCAGGAATCAAACTTCCGCAGGAGCTCATCGACGCCCTTGCGCAACAGGAAGCGAACGCACTCATCGAGGGCTTGCATGACCCCGAGATGCGTAAGAACCCCGCCTTCCTTGCCAAGGTGCGCCAGTTCCTCAAAGACAACGACTTTGTAACCACCACCGAGACCGAGGGCGTGGAGACCATCGTCCGCGACATGAACAGCATCCCCGACCTTGTGAATGAGGTCGTCCATTGAACTGGTCGAACGCAGATATAGAAAAAGCTCAGAAGCACTTCTGGGCTTTTGTCTATATCGTATGGAAAAGCATTGGACTGCCAGACCCCACCCCCATACAGGTAGACATCGCACAGTATTTACAGAACCCTCCGAGCGACCGCATCGTCATCCAAGGCTTTCGCGGCGTCGCCAAGAGCTTTCTGACATGCGCCTACGCCGTATGGCGGCTTTGGTCGAACCGTGACCTCAAAGTCCTCATCATCTCAGCCTCCCGTGATCGCGCCGACGACAACGCCCGCTTTGTCAAAAGCATCATACGGACAATCCCCTTCCTCTCCGACATGAAAGCCGACAAGACACAACTGGACACCCAGAACATCTTCAACGTCGGCGGAGCACAGGCAGACATCTCGCCGAGCGTCAAGTCCGTCGGTATCACAGGACAGATCACAGGCACCCGTGCCGACCTCCTCATCAGCGACGACGTAGAAGTACCCAAGAACAGCGGCACACAGCTGCAACGCGACAAACTCTCCGAGGCAGTCAAAGAATACGACGCCATCCTAAAGCCGGGAGGGCAGATCATCTACCTTGGCACCCCGCAGAACGAAGCCAGCCTCTACAACACCTTGCAGAAGCGCGGCTATAGCACACGCATCTGGACAGTCCTCTACCCCGAGAGCGAAGCAGAGCTTTTGTCTTATGGCGGCAGCCTCGCCCCCTTCATCACCGAGCGATACTACAGCGACCCAGAGCAGTACGCGGGACAGCCCACCGACCCACTGCGCTTTGACGAAATCGAAATCGACAAGCGACGCCTCTCCTATGGGCGGGCGGGCTTTGCCTTGCAGTTCATGCTCCACCCCAACCTCAGCGACTACGAGACATCTCCGCTCAAC